CGGGGCTGAAGCACGTAATTATATATTTGAAATCACACTTGAAGAATTTAATAAACTTATTTTGGAAAACTGCTATATTTGTGGAAAACAATCAGATGAAACACATAAAAATGGATTAGACAGATTTGATAATGATATTGGTTATACAATCGCTAATGTAAATGCGTGCTGTGGGCAATGTAATTATATGAAAAAAGACATAGAATATGATGTATTTATGTATCAATTACAAAAAATATATGAGTGTTCTTCCAAAAAGGAAATGGTAAAACCTAGCATTAGTATTGTCAATATGCTTACACCGAATACAAACAAAAAGACAAAGATTGAACTTGCTGAAGAAGCAAACTCGCGAAAACAAAAACAGCAAGAAGAATTACGTGCTCGGTATGGTGATGAAGAATATAAGAAAATGAGAGCAGTTGAACTAGCCACCGCTCGAGCAGAAAATAAATAGAGCTGAGATTGTATTGACGGTTTAAATTTATATTATAATAAATTTAAATCAAACAAATGTTGGAATAAAAATTAACAAATTGTGTTTCATATTTAAGCGTTTATACCATATTATTACTTATAAGCATTTCCGCTTATAACATACCTGTGTTTTTTAAATGGACACAGCACTCTCTCGAGTGGGACTAGACTATATCTTAAGCGTTCGTTGAAAGTGATTAACTTTCTCGCGCCCATCAGCATTTAGTCGTTGAACCGCCTTCATATCCTTATCATATCGGACTTAGAAGACTGGCTGCGGATTGCCCTATAATATGAACCTTTTTACTATACCTTATGTTGTTAGCATAAGCCACTTTATAATTTCTTATAAAGTTTAGTATTTCATACCTTGAGGGGTTTCCCGCAATTTGGAGATGTTGCAGATTTTTTAAATCCACTAGCATATCTTTTGGATACACTTTTATTCGCGTTTCGATTCACGAATATGCCACGCCACACATGCCCGCCATCACTCTCAACACATTGTAAGAATAGGCATATACACGCACCTTGGCAGTAGAAGTTCCGGCAACAGTTCCGGAAGAGAGCACCAACTGGAGTGTGGCGTTATCAATTCTGGAGAAGTTGCACGTCCCTGAAGGCTGTTGTTCTTCAGGTCTAAGGGCAAATGAATAGACGTTGATGCCTGTATCAGGAGCACGGGTGTGGTGCTGGAAAGGCTGGACGACATCGAAGTAAGATCCTTCACGCTCGGAGATACGATCTTGTCCGTTAAGCTGGAGCTTAGCAGTGACAACGGGGTTCTCTCCCCAGCAGTGCATCTCGAGGGCAGTCTCGGCGAGGACGAATGTGCCGGCATCAGATACATAAGATCCAGTGACAGCGGCGTCGGGACTGAAAACTCCAGTTGAATGCCACTCAGCTGTGCCGCCGGCGGCGGAGATGAAGGCATCAACAGCGCCGGGCATCTGGAATACGTTTCCGGAGATGAAGGCGTTGGTACCGGAGGTCTCGGCGGGGCCGCCGAAGACGTGGATGGCATTGGGGAGGGCATCAACCGCATCAGTGTAGTTGAAGGATTGAGCTCCGAGGACCTTGAACAAGGTGTTTCCGGCCTCAAGAGAACTGCAGTAATCAACGTTGGCATCAGGTTGAACAACCCAGATGAGTTCCTTGCAGGGGTGGTTGAAGTTGATCTTGATCTTGTTACTGGAAGATCCAACAGACTCATCACCGGTGTATTGGAGCTGCTCAATGAGGTACTCGTGGGGGTTCTGTGCCATCTTTCTGCGCTCATCGGTATCCAAGAAGATGAAATCAACGTAGATGGAGGCAGCAACAAGGGACTGTTGGTAGGCAGTGGTGACAGATTGAGATCCGGAGGCAGCGGTAAGAGACTTAACAGCCCACAAGCACTCGCCAATAGGACGGAAGTCAATGTTGATCTTGACCTCGTGGTATTGGAGGGCAACCAAAGGAAGTGCCAAACCGGGGTTTCGGCAAAACCAGAAGAGGAGGGGAATGTAGAGGGTGGTCTCGGGCAGAGCGTTTCTGGGAGCGCAAACCTGACTGGGGCCAGTGGTGGAAGAGCAAGGACCATTGACATCAGCGAAAGCCGGATCGGTAATGTAGGTAAGCTGAGTGGTGTGGCCAATCATCTTGTAATAACCTCTCTGTTGTTCAGACGACATTGTGAGCTGATTCCAGATGTGCATCCAGTCACCATATTGACGGTCAATTCTTTGGCCACCAATCTCAATCTCGACCTGAGCAATGAGCTGCTCACCGGGGTAATCCAACCAACGGGCATAGACAGAGGTGCCGCTAGCAGCCATTGACTGGTTAATCTCGGGTAAAGTTACCTGGACATATGTTCTGTAAGCCAAATCTCCGTTTCTGGAGATTGTGCACGAAACACGACGACCGAAGTCGGCTTGTCCATTGAAAGTCTGCTCAATACTCTCCATGGCAAAGTTGGTATGGCGTCTGTATGACACCTTCCAGTAGGTAATCTCGGGGTTTCCTGTAAGGAAAATATCTTGAGCGCCGTAGGCGACTAGTTGTAAAAGTGCTCCTCCCATTGTTTTTTATATATTCCTAAAATATATTTATTTTCAAATTTTATCGCAATAATACGCAATGCTATAATCAATATACTCAATTGTAAAACAGTTATTCCCTACATTCATCTAGGTAAATATTAAATTATATAAGCCTGATTTACAATACCCAAAATATTTTTAATAAAAAAATCTGTAAATCGTTATGTCCCTACTTTTATATATTTAGGACATATATATGCCTTCAATTTGTAAATATGGTAATTGTAGAAGTCGTCCGAAACTAGGAATACAATATTGTTCAACACATTGTGAAAATACTATATCACAATCAAATTTTATGAAATGTATAGAGCCTAAATGCAATGCAAATTATGGTACAAAAAATTTCAAAGGATATTGTTCAGATTGTTATATTCGACTTTTTGAAGATGACCCTCTAACTTTTCAAACCAGATGTAAAACAAAAGAGATTGCGATTGCCGAATTTATTCATTGCTACTTTGATGGATTTTCACATTCTAGACCCATTTGGTTTGGAACCATTAGAATAGATAATAGAATTCAAATTAATGACACTACATTATGTGTAGAGATTACAAAAGATCAAAATCCAATACTAATAGACCCATCTGTTCATGTTGGTAAATTTATATTTATCAGGTTTAATCCTGGCAAATATAAAGAATATGGTAAGTCATATAATCCAATGATATATACTCGACTTCCATTGTTAGAAAAAGAAATTAATCATCAAATAAATAGGGTTTTACAAAAAGAAAATGTAGAGATTATAGAGACAATTGAGCTTTTCTTTGATTTGGTCATTGTCAATTGTTAATCTTAGAAATATCAAAATTCGCCTCTATAAATTTCTCTAAATATGCATCAGTGAAAACATCCCGTTTTCCTTCGTGGTTTTTTAAAAACACATATTGATCGTTTTTCTTCTTTACATCCCATCCATTCTCTATTGAATTGTATATAAAAATCATCTTTTGAAATGTCTTAGTGTCTATATTAATTTTGCTTAAATCGATATTTTTCATAATATTTACATTATAAAACCATTTTTATAAGTCAGCGATTACGTATGAAATGCGTTCAAAAATCAGATTATTATCTAGGAATTCAAATAAAAACAGTTTTCAAATAAAGATAAAATATACTTAATATATTATTTAGGAATGAATTCGCAAAATCAATTGACTGACCCATTATTGCAAGATGACACCACAAGATATGTAATGTTCCCTATTAAAGACCAGGATATATGGAAAATGTATAAGAAACAGGTCGATTGCTTTTGGCGTGCGGAAGAAATTGATGTATCAAAAGACCTCGGTGATTGGGGTAAGCTAAATGATGATGAAAAATATTTTATATCTATGGTTCTCGCATTTTTTGCGGCAAGTGATGGAATTGTTATGGAAAATCTAGCAACTCGATTTATGAGTGATATTCAATTGGCTGAAGCCCGTGCTTTTTATGGGTTTCAAATTGCGATGGAAAATATCCATTCCGAAATGTACAGCATATTGATAGAAACATATATTCGAAACAATGAACAAAAAAACAAGCTATTTCAAGCCATTAATAATTTCCCATGTATCTCCAAAAAAGCCAATTGGGCACGCAAATGGATCGGATATGGAACTGATATTAAATCCGCGGAATCATTCGCTATCCGATTAATTGCGTTCGCATGCGTTGAAGGTATTTTTTTCAGCAGTAGTTTTGCGTCGATTTACTGGATGAAAAAACGCGGATTAATGCCTGGACTAACTCTGTCGAATGAGTTTATCAGTCGCGATGAGGCACTTCATACAGAGTTTGCGATTTTGCTTTATTCAAAGTTGCAAACCAAATTACATAAACAAAAAATTGTGGAAATTATAAGCGAAGCAATAGATATTGAGAAAGAGTTTATAACAGAAGCTCTTCCCTGCCGATTGATTGGAATGAATGCTAAGATGATGACACAGTATATCGAATTTGTAGGCGACAGACTATGTTTGCAGCTTGGCATTGATAAACTATATGGAAGTCCAAATCCTCTTGATTTTATGGAATTAATCAGCATTGATTCAAAATCTAATTTCTTTGAACGAACCGTAAGTGAATACGCATTAGCTAACAAGGAAATAAAAGGAGATGTATTTTTGTTAAATTCAGAGTTCTAGATTTACATTTTTAGATTTACTACTTGCGGGATAATAGCTATTTTTTGATCTTGTGACAAATCGCTGTATCCACCCTTCTGATATCCCAAATATTGATTAAACATATACCAATGCGTTTCCGGCATTAATCGTTTCCACAAAATATCATTTTGATAAATCCAATGTTGTTTTGTATAATAGAGGTTATCAACATTTGATTTGAATAATTCACTTATAACAAGCATCATATTGCGATTTACCAAATATCCAGCTCCATTTCCAGAAGAAGAGACGCGCGAAACAATATTATTAGTATATTCACTTACTTCGGCCGCACACGTTGTAAACATCAAAACATCCCATTCTAATCCGTCTTCTACCATTTTGAAAAATTCTGAAATATCGTGATTTATTTTTTCTATATCTTCAATAAAAATGAAATCGTCTTCCAAAATCAACACGTTTTCATAACCCATTGTGTAAGCCATTTCAAGCGCATTTGCATGGCTTAATAAACAACCTGAATTTGGACAACCTTTGTAGCTACAAGCTGGAAATCGAGTAAAAATACTGGGTTGAATACCAACTCGTTCGAATTCGGCTTCAATTGTTTGTCGCCTGTCTATGCGATTGTCCATATTTATGTATAATATTTGATTAATATTCTGCATCCGACTAGAGATATATATTATGTAATAAATATCTCTATATAAAGTTTTATTGATTTGTTATTTTTTTTCAGAAATCATATATTTTGGAATTGTATCAATATTCATAGTTTTGTTTTTAAATTCTTCATTGAAAACAACCGAATACGCAGCAAATATGGGACGTTTTAATTGTTCCTTTGGTATATGATTATGAACAGTTCTGGCAATCATTTTATATAGTTTAAATCCTGGATATCTTTCTTGCCCGGTTCGTTTATACACTACGCTTTTACCGTTATCATCCAAGCACCAATCTCTTATTATTTTATAAACGTCCGAAATATCTTGTTCCGATTTGTCCTCGATTTGACCATCAAAAATGAAATCATATATGGAACATCCTAGACGGGCTAAATCGAAACTGTGATTTGGATCCAAGCGCGGTTTATTTTCATTCATATATGGTTCGCAATTGTACTGTGAGTGGGCATCATTATTCGGAGAAAAACTATCACTACAAAATACCTTATCATTGAAACGATATATTGCTCTGCCAAAATCAATGAGTTTAAAAATGCGGCCAAATGTAGGAACTTTGTAATAAGTATTTTCGAAACAATAGTATAAATATGGTTCTGTTGTCTCTATAAACATAATATTATTTGTATGTAAATCATTGTGTGTGAAATCAAATGCTTTCTGATATGTTATTAACATCATGATTATTTGCATTAATATACTTGATAATTCATCATCCGGTATATGTTTCAATAGTAAGCTGTCAAATGTGTCTACACATTTTTCTTGAAAAATTAATTGAACCGGAAAATCGTATAAGTAACAAAATAATTTGTCATCGGTTTCTTCTGATACATCATCTTCACTAGAATTATCGGTTGATGTTGTTTCCCAATCATCTTCTAAATTATCATTTTCTGATGATGAAGATTCAGAATATGATGTTTCGGAAGATGATGTTTCGGAAGATGAATTTGATAAAACATCGTCTTCTATTACTGCGTCTTCTATTACTGCGTCTTCTATTACTGCGTCTTCTATTACTGCGTCTTCTATTACTGCGTCTTCGATTACTACGTCTTCGATTACTACTTCTCCTGTATATTCAACAATATCTAACTCACAATTATCTACATCTAATAAAATATTGTCCGACTCCATAATATTAATTTTCATTCTGTTATTTCTCGACCCGCTTCCTTGATAGTTATTCAATAACATTTTTGCGTTTTCGTCTAACTCAAATTTCTTACCAATATTATCTAAAAAATAAGGCGTGTCATTAACAAATTCAAAGTCATCCATTATATCAAACTTAAACTTCTTCTGTACTCCAAGAAATGAACCAAAAAACTCTACCCCGTGTATCCATCCATGTGTATCATTCATCATACTCGACAAATAAGAGAAAAAAGCATCAGTATAAGAGCTATTATTTACATCCATTAACTTAGGATAACACTGAACACCGTCTAAATCAAATTTAGGAAGAGTTCGATAAATTTCGTTTTCTAAATCATATTTCCCAGTTAAAAAATGAATTGGATTTAAAAGAGGCGAAAATTTAATATGAATATTTTTGTCTTCCAATTTTCCATTTTCAGAATATACAGTTTTCAAATCGTGTGCTAATAATCGACCGTTCAATGTAATCATATTGTAATTATCATTATCCATTTGGAAAAAACGATTATAAATTGGATTGTATGATTGTAATTTGGTGATTTTGAATGGATTATAATCAACGTTTGTATCCTCTAGATATTGCTCTTCCATTTTAGACAAGTCTAGTTTCTTTATTTTTTTGTATCCAATTTGAAACCTTGTTGAAATTTTCTTATTTTTATCCATTAATGGTTCTTTATAATTTACCTTAAATATAAAATATTAGAGTTATGAACTTACATACTAAATCGTTTGTTCGGCACTTTTAATTTCTATAATCAACATATATTGGTTTAAATGACTTTAGAATTAAAAAAATTTGATATGAGAAGCATTGTATTTGACCCTAAAGAAAACAAAGGACCGGTTATTGTGTTAATCGGAAGAAGAGATACTGGAAAAACGTTTTTAGTAAAAGACTTATTATATTTTCATCAAGACGTTCCTATCGGCACTGTTATATCTGGAACTGAAGCCGGAAACGGCTTCTATGGAAAATTAGTTCCTAAACTATTCATTCACGAAGAGTACAATTCAGTGTTAATTGAGAATGTTCTGAGACGACAAAAAACCGTTATGAAACAATGTCATAAAGAAATGGAAATGTATAAAAAATGTTCGATTGACCCACGCACATTCGTAATTTTAGATGATTGTCTGTATGACAACACATGGGCAAAGGATAAGCTTATGCGAGCACTATTTATGAACGGTCGACATTGGAAGGTCATGCTTATTATAACTATGCAATACCCATTGGGTATTCCACCCAATCTTCGAACCAATATTGACTACGTTTTTATTTTGCGAGAGAATTATTTGTCGAATAGAAAGAAGATTTGGGAGAACTTTGCGTCAATGTTTCCAACATTGGAATCGTTTTGCTCGGTTTTAGACCAGACTACCGAGAACTACAGCTGTTTGGTCATTTCGAACAATTCAAAATCGAACAAAATCACTGACCAAATTTTTTGGTACAAGGCCGAAGATCGTCCGGATTATAGATTGGGGTCCAAAGAGTTTTGGGAATTATCTAAAAATCTTGCGTCAGACGATGAAGACGAAGAATATGATCCAAATGCTAGAAAAAAAGCGAAGGGGCAAAATATTACTGTTAAAAAAACTGGTGGAAAGTGGTGAATAATAAAACAATACTTGGAAAATAATAATAAAAAAATCTTATTATTATTCTTATTATGAAAATTGTAGATTGCTTTATATTTTACAATGAGTTGGATTTATTAAACTACAGATTGAATATTTTGGCACCATATGTAGATTATTTTGTAATAGTAGAGGCAACTCATACTTTCACAGGTAAAGAAAAACCTCTCATATACAACGATAACAAACATTTATTCGAAAAATTCGCAAACAAAATAATCCATTTTGTTGTAGATGATATGCCTTTTACATACCCAAATATAGATTTTGAAAAAAAAGAACAATGGACTAATGAATTTCATCAGAGAAATCGGATAGATAAAGCTATAAAAACGATAAACTTACAAGATGATGATATATTATTAATAACAGATATAGATGAAATACCGGATCCAAGAGTAATAAATGAAATACGAAATACTACAAATATTCAAATTATTTTACAAACTGAAATATTATCTTTAAGAATGGATTTGTATTATAATAATTTAACATTGAAATCGAAAGAATATTGGAACCTTCCCAAGATGATTTCTTATAATGTATATAAAAATATTTCTTCAAATGTATCGTGTAATGATATTCGAAAAATCGGTGAAAATTATCTTATAGAAAACGCAGGATGGCACTTATCATATTTTGGAGATTGTAATTTTATAAAAAATAAATTAAACAATTTTTCTCACCAAGAATATAATAAAGAACAATTTACAAGTGAAGAAAATATAATAAAATCAATTGATGAAGGGAGAGACTTGTTTAACTGTGAATTAAAATGTTTTTTAAAAATACCTCTCAATAAAAATTCATATTTACCAGTTGAATATGAAAAATATTTACAAAAATATTATAAAAAAAATGTCGTATTTTTTGTAAGACATTTTACAGAGAGAGGCACAGAAGTTGCGACTTTTGACTATGCAAGATATAATGAAGATATATTGGATAATAAATCATTTATTGTTTGTTTCACAGATAGAAAGCAACGATCTATCAATTATCCCCGTGAAAAATATTCTTATGATAAATTTAAGTCACGATTTACAATATTAGAAATAGATGATATCAGTCAAATGACGGATATAATATTAAATTATAATATTCATTTTTTTTATACATTAGCTTCAGGAGATGACAAAAATATTTGTGATTTAGATAATAAAAGTATTTGGATAAATTGTAAAACTATAAAACATTGCGTATTTAATACTAAGTTTCCAGAAAGTGATTTTTATATCTCTATTTCTCCATTTTTAAATAATCTATGTAATACAAATATACCTGTTATATCACATATAGTTGATTTACCAGATATTAATGATGATTTACGAGATAATTTAAATATCCCAAAAGATGCAATTGTATTTGGAAGATATGGTGGTGAAGAAAAGTTTAATATTGAGTTTGTTCATGATGCCATAAAAGAGTTTTTACAAATAAACACAAATATGTACTTTTTATTTATGAATACTAATAAATTTTATGAACATCCGAACATTATATATTTGGAAAAAAACGTAGATTTAAATTTTAAAACTAAGTTTATCAATACATGTGATGCCATGATACATGCTAGAGACGATGGTGAATCATTTGGTCTCTCAATTGGTGAATTTTCTATTAGAAATAAACCTATTATAACATGTAAAGTTGGATTTTTAGAACATATTCAAATTCTTGGGAAAAAAGCAATAATATATGAGTCATTTGATGATTTAATGTATATATTTAAAAATATTCGTAGAATTATAAAAATCGAGACGGATTGGAATATGTATAGGGATTATTCTCCAAAAAAAGTCATGTCTATATTTGATGAAATGATTTTTTCCAAATAATTATTCAAGTGATGCCAAATACATATTGAATGTGCCGCTGATTTTAATAATTTTATATCCTAGCACCTCTTTCAAATAATCAAATAGAGGCGTATTTTCCGAATTATTGGATTCGAATAATATCTTTGGATAACCGGAACGAATAATAGTGTCCATTCCACCTTGTAAAACAAAAAGTTCGTTTTCTTCTACGTCCATTTTTATAAAAGAAATTTTACCCTCTATATTTAATGAATCTAATGTACAAATATCAATGGTTTCAGTCGCAAGAACTTTCCCAGGTTCTTGAACATGCATGGTTGAACCGCCACCATCATTACTCACAATATTAAGCGTGTGTTTTCCGATTTGCGCCGCATTTCCAAGCCCATATTTCAAACAATCGATGTTTTTCGCACCACTTAATGCAACGCCCCCACATAAAGCATAGTATGTTAAGCGCTGAGGTTCAAAAGCATAAACTGCCTTGGCATATGGAGCCAAAGTAATTGCATAACTGCCTGTATGGGCCCCGATATCTAAAAAGATTGCGTCTTTCTTACAAAATTGCTTGCACCATTCAATTAGACTATTTTCGAAAAGTCCTCTGTCCGCATAATATGCGTGATTTACAGCGGGCATCAGATAAGTTAAAGGACGATTTAAAAAAATAACTTGATTGCCGGTATTGTCGTCTGTAGCATCGTTCTCGTTTTTAGTAAAAATAATATACTTGGTAGTCATATGCTTTTATGTGAATGTGCTTTATATTATTTATCTAGTTATGTATATCATTAATCTTGATGTTGAATATTACTTGGAATTAAACCAATATTACTACCTTGAACAAAAAACTCATCGACCGTCCAATATTGTTTAAACCATATATTGGTTTCAAGAAAATTATTAATATAAAAATCAAATGGCACACCATAGTTTGGATCTATATTTTTGATATGGTTAAGAAAATTTATTATTGATTTGTAATTCCATAAAAAAGAATCGGTACATCTGCAATATAATTTACGAATTAATCTATGTTCGTCAATTGGTTTTGTAATATCTTCTATAAATATTTGTTGATTATTTATATTTTGTTTAACATATTCAAGTAAATTTGGATTATATCTTTCGTTATTAACTTTATAACCATTAGAAAAATTACATACCGGAAAAGTAAAAATTTCTGGAACAAACATTCCCAAATGTATTAAATCCCATTTATCTCGGATTTTGTTTGCAAAATTTATGAATTCCGGTAATTTTTCTATATTTTTTCCAATCATAACATCACTTTCAAATGTAAAAAATATACCATCTTTGTAATTTTTTTCAATATTCTCTAATATTTCAATAAAATTTAAATAAAGAGACAACTCTGACTTTTTTATTTTAGCATAGCGATAGCTTAAACATGTCTGTATTTTAATATGTTTATTATATTGTTCTTCTGTTATTGTGTGTTTATATGTTGGACATATATAAGATACATTATCTTTACTTATTTGTAATTTTTCAAACATTTCTTCCAACATTATTTGACGATCCGGTTCAAAACTTTTATTGAAAATACAATATGTTCTCATTATATTTTTCCAACTTGAGTTATTTATTACACATCTTATATCTCTTGCTATTATTTCAATTGTTCTTTCCAATTTAATATTACATAACGCGTGCTTATTTATGATTTCAATCCATTGATCATTGTTTTCATTTATTTGTATCATTTTATCGATAATTTTGTCTATTTCATCTTCTTCCATTACAGCCAATATCCGATCTTTATTAATATAATCATATACTCTGGGAGACCCCCAATATATTGGTATGGTTTTTGCTAATAATCCATGTATTATTTTTTCAGTTATATACGTATCATTTCTACTATTTTCCATAGAAATTATAAATTTATAATCGGATACGAAATTTATAAATTCCGGCGTATTATAATGATTATGTATTTTTTCAATGTTTGTTTTATAATTTCCGGCATAGTCGATTTTCATAACTTTTCCTAATTTATCCAAAAATTTATTTCGTATTATACCATTTGGATTTGATATAATTACACAAACTTCTTTTGATGGAACAATTGTTCTTGGGATTAAATGTATATTTTCTAGATTTTCTACAAAATTATTTGTATATAAATATGGAATAAATAATGGCACATTAACAACATTTTCATAATTTCTTTCACCCCACAAAACACATGTATAATTTGATTTATCCATTCCCAAATATGACTCGCCCGTAAATAGATATGTATGTTTCCATTTTTTTACATTTACACAAGAATGCGAATCGATCATCATACCAAATTCGCATAAAATATCACTATTTACAAATCCACCATCTTCACATTTTTCATTATATACATTTTCAAATAATTTTATAAAAAACGATACAGTTAGTCCGGGGTTTGTTTTATCCATGAATCCATCAAACCATCCATTAAAAAATATTTTCATTGTATAAGACTTTACTTATAAATCTTTATATTATTTAATTTGTAAAATCTTATTGAAAACAACATAATTATTATTTACAACAATTATTATTTACAACAATTATTATTTACAAATGATTTTTAGAGAAATCATTACAGATGATTACTATAATGGTTATATGGATTTGTTGTTTGAATTTTCAAATTATAAAAAAGAAATCAGTTTTGAAGAATTTACAGCTTACATAAATAACCGAGAAAATATTCGTATTTATGTTGTACTGGATGAAAATCGTATAATAGGTGCTGGAACTTTATTTAAATTAGATAAATTACATAATAAATCAGTCGGACAAATAGAGGATGTTATTATTACAGAATCATTCAGAGGAATTGGAATAGGAAAAAAAATAATTGATAAACTGGTTGAAATAGGATTGAATGAAATGCAATGTTATAAAGTTGTGTTGAACTGTTTGGATAAAAATATTGGATTTTATGAAAAATGTGGATTTCAAATGGTTGGAGCTCAAATGAGATATATTATTTAGAATTAAATTTTATAATTACAATAGTAATATTTATATCAATTGTAATTATTAGTTTTGAGATTCAAAAAAATCCATTATATAATTTTTCATATCGTGTTTCTTAAATGTTTGATATATCTTTTCTGTTATTTCTGAAATTTCTTCATCAGATTTTTTTAAATATTCTACTACCGTATCAATCATATTATCATATTCAACGTTTATCATTACATCGTTTAATTCTATTAAATTTGGCTCTAATGAAAAATCATGATGTGTCATTGTTTCATTTATTACTAACGCTTTATTAGAATATAACAATGCTAATCTATAATAATCGAACTGCTTATTTATTTCTTTAGAATAGATATTTATTATTATTTTACTATTTTCTACAATACTACAATATTCATCAATATTATTATTACCCGATAGTACTACCAGATTACATTTTTGTTTTAATTTATTAATAATATTTTTTCGTCGGTCTTGCATACCGTTTATAATAAATAAAACATCAATCGTTTTTTTATGATAAGGTATAACCTCTGTGTATTGTTTGTATATTTCTTCTAAAAAAATATTATATATTAGTGGAATAAATTTCAATTTACAATATATTTCATTTTTTTTATAATAATTAATATTAAGTGGTCCATATTCCCAAATATAAGTTCTTTCAGAATTTTCGTTAATATATTTTTTTAGAAGATATTGTTCTTTTTCGGAACAATTTAATAAATAATCAGCTACAATAAATATAACATTTGTTGTTTTTGGTAATTGTGAATTATAAATTAAATCAATATAGTTTATAAATACAATTAAATAATTTGTCGTTGGTGTTATTTCTGAAATATTTCGTATTATAGTTACATTGTTGTTTGTTTTTACACCTTCGCACTTTTCAAGTGCGTGGTAACTGTTTCCTTTGTCACTCAAATCCGCCGACAAAGTCGGCGTTTTCACAATGTTATGAGATGTGCAAAGGTGTAAAATATAATTAACCGAGTAAATATATAAATCAAATGGAATATAATCATTAACCTGTAAAATACTTATGTTCATACTTATATTGAAAATATTATTATATATTTAACTGTTTTTGTTGAAACTTTACTAAGTAAAGTATTTATATTTTTTAATGAAAGAACATAAAAGGAATATACAATTATCTACAACTTATGCAAACAAACACTTTCTCTCATAAAACTACTCAAAATGAATTGCTTTTAAACAAATTATTGGATTTCTATTCTTGCTCCGATAATATGGACAAGTTATTGAAAATTATTAATGGCGAAACTGTATCTCTCCGGATTATTGATTGGTTTGTAACCAATTATGCCAAAGAATATTTAACTGTATATTCTATTCCCGCGCAAAACCAATGTAGTACGGTTTTTAATGGAGAAACCGATAAAGAACGTTTCAGTGTGTTCAAAAGTTATCGTCTTGAACTGAAAGCTTATGGAAAAGTTAGGTTCGATCCGTTTTGTAGAAGAGAACGCATTGTTATTCCATATAATAATGTCTCAAATATAGAGACTACTATCGGTCAATTGAACTTTTTTAAATGGGCAATTGAAAATTACATTCTTGAATATATTGAACATAATTATTCCGTCATTGAAAGTGATATGAACAATAGAAATAGCATATCCAAAAGAAAGTCGTCCGATTCGGAATCCTCTACTGATAGCAACAATAAGACGCGAAAAAAGCGCGAGGAATTATCGATTTCAGCATACAAAAGTGTTATCAAGGAATCGGTTAAAATTGTGGTTAAGTTTAATTAGACTGATGAACCAATATTGATTTATGTAATAAATATTGATTATACCGGAATGTAGTCGCAGTTAGAATTTAGTGTTTTCTGTTCTTTCGTGCGCTCTTGCGTTTATTGCTCTTGTTCTTCTTAGATTTCTTTCCGCCCTTTACTTTCTTACTCTTGCCTCCAAATAATCCAAAGAATGATTTTTCACTTTTTTGTTCACCGTCTTTGTCTTTCATATCCATATCCATATCTTTGTCGCCACCCTCTGTCTTCATATCACTGTCTTTTTGCTCACCCTCTTTATCGCCACCCTCTGTCGTCATCTCTTTGTCCTTCATATCAACATCCTTGTTTCCACCCTTCACTAACCTCTTGTTCTTCTTCTTGTCC